CCCGTAGGGGATCGACGCGCTCAGTAGATCGTTCACCGATTCAGCCACTCTTCGATCTTGGTCGCCATCATGAGCACGTCGGCCGTACTCATGATGGCGCTCTTGAGGGTGACCGCACGGTCGAGCGCGATGATTCGCATGTCGCGCCTGTCCGCGCCCTCGTTGCGTTCCTTGTCGGTCCGGTATTGCGGAATCAGGTCATCGGTAGCCATGCCGGACACGGTAGTGAAGAATCACTAGGCCCGCAACCCCCTACCTCCCAGGGCGCTGCGGGCCTAGCTTGATCAGTTTACGACAGGACGAACAGCGGCACGTCGTTGCGCGCGGTCAGCGCGGGCAGCGTGGCCGGCGCCGTGGCCGGGGTGGTGTAGGTCGCGGTCGTTTCGAACGCGACCGAGGCCTCACCGATGCCCGTGTTGGGCGGGATGTGGGTCAGGCCCACGAGGGTTTCCATGGTGCCCGCGGCCACACAGATACCCACGTAGTACAGGCCGGAGCCGATCACCGTGGTCGGCGCGGCGAGAGCCTTGCGAATCCACGTCGACGCGGCTAGGACGGTCGAGCCGAAGTCGGCCGAGACCGCCAATTTGGCGCCGGCGGGCGACCACAGGCCGACGAAGCCGCTCGTCTGCGTCGCGCTGGCCGTGGTGCCGGTCAGGAAATCGATGTTGGTGATGGTGTCGCCGGACTCGAGCGGAATCCGCGAGAGCAGCAGCTTGCCGGTGGTCGGTACGGCGGCGCCGGCGGCCACGAACGGGAACTGTCGCTGCAGGTTGCGCCGGGTGAACAGTCCGGGCGTGGGGTCGAAGCTCAGCTGGTAGCCGAGCGCGTCGCCCACCAGGCCGGGGTAGAGGCCACGCTGCGTCACGCGCTTCCTCCCTTCAGGTAGGCGGCGCGGTCCGCGTCGTACTGCGCGCCGTAGGTGGACATGATCTCGGTCCGCGAGAGGCCGGCCACGTCGTCCGCGCTGCCGCGGCGCGAGTCGACCACCCACGCGCGCCAGGCGTCGACGCCGGCGTTCCCGGCGGGCGGGGCGAGGGGCGCCGGCGTTTCGACCGCGCCTTCGGTGGCGCCGGGCGCGCCGGTCTCCGGCGCGATGCCGGGCGTGAGCATGGTCGTGGCGGGGTCGGCCAGGCCGGCCGCCTCATCCGGCGTCTCGTCGCCGTCCAGCTCGGCGCGCAGCGCGTCACGCTGCGCGCGCAACTTGTCGAGGTCGCGGCGAGCCTCGAGTGCAGCGATCTCGCGCTGCAGCGCCTTCGACTGCGCCACAGGATCGGCGCCGGAGGTCAGCACATCTTCGACGTCCGGGCCGTTCTCGTCCTGCGGCACGATGCGGTACCCGGCGCCACGGAAGTAGGCGAGGGCGGCCACGTTGTCCGCGGGCACGTCGGCACGGCCGTTGGCGAACATCACGCCGGCCGAGTCGCCCGCGTAGTCCGAACGTGGAGTGAATACGGTGAATGTCTGCATCACTGCACCTTCAACTTTCGGAACGCTCCCGCGGCCTTCGTGCTCTTGAGCACGATCGTCGCCGGACCCATCTCGATCTCGCCGGTTTTGACGGCGCCAGCCGTCGAGTAGTCGGGGAGTCGCGTGGTGACGAGCTGGCCGCCCGCGGCCATGGCGCCGTGCAGCGCGTCCATGCCGAGCGACATAGCGTAGAGGTCGGTCTCGCCCGTGCCGGATACGCCGATCGGGATGATCGGGCCCGAGCCGTCGTTGCGGTCGCCGAGGTCGACGAGGGTCCAGCCGTTGTACTGCGTGACACTGCGCCCGAGGTCGTCGCGGTTGACCGTGAAGCTGGCCCCCCACCGCATCAACGCCTTGAGTCGCGTGACGCTGGCCGTGTTGCCGGCCAGGATGCGCACGCCCGGCGGGATGGCGCCGGTCATGGAGCCCTGGCCCGAGCCGACCCGTGACGTATAGATCGAGCTGAGCCACTGGTCGATGTAGTCCAGGGCCAGGAGCGCTTCGGCCTGCGTGTCGACCGCGGTACCGCGGGAGATGTCCAGCGCCGAACTGGTGTTGGCCTCGGTGCTCGTGCCCGTGAGAATCTTGTTCAGCCCGTCGAAGCCGTTGGCGTCGACCGCTGTGTCGCCCAGGATGACCATTTCCTGGAACTTCATGCGCACGGCGATGGCGGCCTGGTTGAGCTGGAAATTGAGCTCGTTGGTTGCGGCCTGACCGAGGTTCGCGAGGACGCGATCGATCTCGAACGCGGAGCCCCACACCTTGAGGTTCGCGGTGATCTGCGAACGCTTCGCCGTGCCGGGGATGTACTCCGTGTTCAGCGCACGGGTCGACGCGGCGGCCGGCTGCGTGAGGCGGTTGTACCCGTAGATCAGGGTCCCGCCGCCCGTGGGGTTGACGGTGTCATCCCACGAGAAGTTGTCGAGCAACAGGGTGTCATAGCGGCGCATGTCATCGATCACCGTGTAATCGATGTCCGCAGCCGCGTTCACCATGGCCTGGGCCAGGGTAACGGTCACGTCATCACTCTCCGTGGAGTATGTGTTTACTTCGTGTAGTGCGCTGCCAGGGCCTCCGCCGTTGACGACGGACGCGTGCGCCCTTCGCCACCGTTCGGCGTGCCGTGCGACGCCACCGCTCCACGCCCGCCGGCGGCCGGTACGGCCGGGGTCGCCTCGAGCTTGAGTCGGGGGTTCGCGGCGATCGCCTCGTCCACCAGGGTCTTCACCTTGACCGCGAAGTCTGCGGCCGCGGGGTCGAGATCCTTGAGCTTCCCTCCGTGCGACAGCACGGCGGTCACGAGCGCCTCATCGGCGCCGGCGGTGCGGGCGGCGCTTCCGACCTCGATCCGCGAAAGCAACTGGCGGTTTTCCGCCTGCAGCTGCGCGGTGGTCGTGTCGGACTGGGCCAGCTTCTGCGCCAGCTGTTCGGGGGTCAGGGTTGCGTCCCCCCCGGTCAACTCGGCGAGCAGCTTCTTACGCGCGTCGGCCGCCGCGTTGTCGCGGGTGGTCGTGCGCGCCTTCGTGTCCGCGAGCCGTTCGCGTTCCGCGATGTACGCCTTCGCCTCGGGCGACAGGCTGTTGGGGTCGAACGCGGCCGGCAGCGCGGGTGGCGTCGGGGGAGCAACGGGTGCACCGCCGCCGCTGTCGGGCCCATTGCCGGGCGCGCCCGGGCCTGCCGGGTCGTCGCGCAACATCGGGCCGTGCCACCGTCGCCAGGTGAACATGATCAACACTCTCCACGGAAGTAGCGTTGGGTATGGTCGCGACCAGGATACGACGGATTTCCCTATATGGTGATCAGCTGTTGACAACACCAGTGATGCATCACTAGGATTACGGCATGGACGAAATCCCTCGGATCAACGCCCCGCACCCCTTCAAGATGCATCCGACGTTCGGCAACGACCACTGCATCTACGGCCTGAGGAAGGACCGCGGTGGCGTGTCCTGCGGCCGACCGCTCGACGACCCGATCCACGCGGGTTTGCCTATCATCGAGTCGGCCGACCCTTCGGACTGGGGTTGGGCGCGTGTGGAGCCGCGCGGCGCGATGTCACCGCTCGAGGCCCTGGCCGAGCTGCGCGCGGAGATCAACCGTGGAATCGGTCAGGGGATCTTCGACGATGAGGATACGAAGCTACTCGACATCATCGAGCGCGAGCTGCGCCGCTAGGTCCGGCTGAACGTGTTCTCCCACTGCGCGAACGCCTCGGCCGCCTCAGCGCCGGGGCGCTGCTCGTACCGCACGCCATGATCGCCGGGGTACGGCGTGCGGTGGTCGGCGCCGAACATGACGATCGCGTCGGGGATCTGCTGCGGGTAAGCGTCGCAGGTGTTGCCGTCGCGTAGGTGCGCGCAAGCGCGGCACTGGACGGGAAGAATGCTGGTCATCGGGCGGACCTTCTCTCGGCGATCTCTCGCATCATGGCACCGACGCGGCGCATGAGCGGGCGGGCCTGGTCGCCCATGTTGCTGTACTCTGCCCAGATTTCGGCCATAAGTTCCCCGTCGCTGCTCGCGCCGTAGGTCGAGACCTCCCGTGCGATGAGTGCCCTGTTGATTTCCAACCACGTATCAACAAATACCGTCACATCTCCAGAATTCCGATCAACCTGCTTTCGCGGAGCAGGCACGCCGAGCTCGTCGGCCAACGCATCCCAGACCTTCGCGACGTCGGCAGAGTCGACGAACGCGCTCATGCCGAACCGGTGGACGTGATGTCCATATTCGTGGGCCAGGACATGCCCGGCGCCGGCGTCCACGCGCGGACACTTCGACCACCAGCCGCTATCCATACATCGCAGGCCGACCTCATGTATCCGATCTCCCAACGATCCGTCCGGAATGAAGATCGTCCGTGCTTGGTAGAACGCGACCGCGCCCGGGCTAAGCTTGGACATGTCTTCCGGCGACGCACGTTCCACGCCGTGCAGCTTTTTCAGCGTCTCGGGCGTGAGTTCGGCCTGGCGGTCCAAGGTCTTGCGGACTGTGGCTGCCTCATGCAAGGACAGTTCAGGGTCGATCCGACCCTCATACCGTGGGCGCGGAACGGGACGGGCGGCCGCCTGGGGCGCGGGCGGACCAGCTGGAGGGGCGGGCGCCGCTGGTCGCGCGCGGTCCAGGCCGAGATTCGGCGCCTCGCGGTCGGTCCGGCGCGTCAGATCATGCTTCGCCACATGCGCCCTGATCTTGCCCTGCAGGTCACGTACGTGTGCGGCCGCAGCCCGCTTCGCCTCGGGCGTGAGCGCGCCGGCCTGCCGCAGCTTCGCATCCCGGGTCGCCCGCTCGAGCGCACGCAGCTTCTGGCGGGCCGCGTCGCCCTCGGGATCGGCGGTGTTCGTCGGCGCCTTCGTCAGACCTGGGAGGTATGCGGAGAACGAGTGTCTGCAGTTCGGGTGCATCAACCCTGCAGCCAGGGCCTCACTGACCGAGCCCGCGACGTGCACCGTGATCGTGCGGTCCTCGATCGCGTGCTCGGCCCGGATGTCGCGGCCGCCGCGGCCGGACTCGTCGCGGGTCAAGATCTTCCCCTCCCACGGCTGGCAGAGCTTGCACTCCTGCGGGGCGTTGCTGACGATCACGAGATCAAGACCGAGATCGGCTTGCCGGTCGAGCTGACCCTGCACCGCGGCCTGCGCCACGGTCGTACGGGTGGCCATGTCCACGTAGCCGGACAACGACCAGCGGCGGCCGCGCACGTCGGTGAAGCCCGTCAACCCCTCGTTGATGAGCTTGCCGTAGGCGCGCTGCGCCGCGTCGCGCCGGGTTGTCGCGCCACCGGCCACGGTCGCCGCGGTGGTCGCGATGACCTGCCGGTAGGCGTCGACGGTTGAGCGGACCACCTGCAGGCCGGCCGAATCCATGCGCATCGTGAGCGCGCGCGCGAGCACGCCGATCGTGCGTTGGTTCGGGAGCTGTTTCGTCGCGGCGGCCAGGTCGCCCGCCCGCGTGCCGTGCGCCAGCTCCTTGTCCAGCGCGGCGCCGCCTGCCAGGAACGCCCGCGTCACGGCGCCGACCACGCGGCCGGTCGCGTTGGCCGTGACGCGCTGCACGAGACGCTGCGCCCACGTGCGTAGCTCACCCGCGGCGGCCAGCTTCCGGCCCGCCCAGTCCTGCTCGTCGATGCCCTGCACCAGGCGTCGCGCCACGCCGTGCGCCAGCTCGAGCTCAAGTGCCTGATACAGCCGGACTAGCTCGGCGCCCGCGGCCTGTGCGGTCAGGCGGTCAACCGGCATCCGGGCCAGCGCCCGCAGGTGCGTTGTCCACAGGCTGTG